AGTGATGAAAAGAACCACTTGCAATTGCTAGCCCGCCTGTTGTGGGAACTGATTGTGTCATAAACCCAGTGGTTCCTGAGATAAACGTAACTAAAAATCTGTCTTGATCAGAAGAAGTCAACTCAATTCTCAAACGACCATACCCAGTAGAACCAGAAGTCCCGCCGTTTGTCAAGTCAAAAATAACTTGCTTTTTTGACTGAGAATTGTCATTGGGTATCAATCCGTTCTTTTTTAACAAGAACTCAACTGTTGAGCCTGATACACCGCCGAAGGTTAGATTAGAGGTTTTGTTACTTCCTGAAGAAAAAATAGTCCCGGAATGAGGTCCGCCCTTAGCTTGTATAAAATCTAACGAAGAAGAATAATACCCAGAGAGATTATTAGAAACGTCTCCTGGGGTTCCGTAGGTTGCGCCAAAAGTTACAAATCCTGTTTCTTTTGGGTAAACATGCTGAAGAGTGTATTTTTCTAAAGGCGATAAATCATTGTAGAATTTTGTTTTTTCTAAACCAGAACCATCATAGGGATAATTATCAACAATGTGATCAAATGCAGCCTCATAATATTTTTTAGCTGACCCGTATTTTACAAAATTTTCTGGTCTTGAATAATCAATAGGGGGAAGAAAATAATTTTCTTTTTTTACGCTCTCACTTAAATGACCTGAAGATTTTATCTTTGCATCAATATCAGTAGCTGAA